ACCCTGAAGATGGCAATATGTACTTGCAAAACTTAGCTTTATTTACATACAGTTATGCAGAAGCAACACAAATCTTTGCATCTAAGACGGATGAATCAGGCAACGTAAGACAGTTTACTGCCATTAAACCTGGTGATTCTATTGTACTTAATGAGGTTGATTCACCTAACTATGGTAGATATGAACTTGTTACTGTTGAAGATGTATCAGATAGCTATGTTGTAATGAATGTTATACCTAAGCTAGGACAAGGTACAGTAATAACAGGTGTAAAGGTAGCTTTTCAAGCATTTCCTAAGCCAGGTGATGATAGCATATGGGCAGTAAATGAGAGTGGTTCTGCTACTTATGATGGTAATATAATTGTTCAAAGTATGACATCTAATAATGACATAACAGTTAATAGTGTTCCTTATGGTATTGGAGCAAGTGCAGATGTCTATAATATTGCTATTGGAGTAAATTCTCAAACTGAAGCTACTGGAAGTAGAAATATCAGTATAGGTTATGCCACACTGACTGATGCTGAAGGAACTGGTAATACTGCAATAGGTCATAGTGCAGGACAATACAACACAGGCAGTAATAATACAGTCATTGGAGCGGGAGCTTCTTCTTCTGCAAATGATGTAGATAACGAAGTTACCATTGGTAATGATGATGTAGAAAATACTATATTAAAAGGTAATGTAACAGTTGGCGCTAGTTCTAATGCTATAAAGCTACATGGTATGGGTACAGGAAATAGTGAAGTAACAGGGTTTGAAGGAACATTTAACGTTGGTAACACTTACTCAGAAGGTAATTTAAACCTTATTAGTGGTAATCAAGTAGCAGTAGTTATTGATAAAGACACTAACGCAACATTCAATGCTAATATATATATCCCAAATGTTTACACTAACACAGTAGGAACAGCACCAAATGTAGTTGTAGATAGTTTCGGTAATTTACAGAGGTCAACTACAGCATTTTACTCAACAAAAGAAGTAGATGGATTAGTGAATGCTAAAGATGCAATCATTAATAAATTAACAGAAAGATTAGATGCTTTAGAGCTTAAATTTAAGGCATTGAAATAATGTTTGGCTTTTCAAGCTTTGCAAGCACACCTTTTGCATCAACTGGTAGCGGAGCAATATATACCTCTGGTGCTTCTATAGTAGGTGAAGCTATATTACAGGGAAATGCTAATGTTATATGGCAAGGTGATGTATTTATACTGGGCGAAGCAGATATTAAAGTAGACGGAACGATTAATGGTTCAGGTTGGGTTAGAAAAAATCCAAACACACCTGAATGGGATGTAGCTAAATCACAAGATTGGAATCGAATTAACTAAAAAGGAATAATTATGCACATAGTAGCAATAGTAGCACTCTTAGGAGCGGTAGGTTTAGGATTTGAGAATGATTGGAAAGTAGCAAAAGGATTTAAAAGTTACTCTGAATGTCGTGAAGCTAACCCTAAGTTTGTTAACACAAATTTTGAGTGGAAGTACGATCCATGCAACGCAGCGGTTTACAAACTAAACAATAAATAAGGTATAAACAATGGCAAAAGAAAAGATAAGTCAGTGGGACTCTAATCCAGCATCGAACACAGATGTTGGCGGCATCAATATAGCTGAGAACTGCCCTCCAAGTAACATTAACAATGCAATTAGAGAGGTAATGGCACAAGTCAAGGACTTTCAAGATGGCTCATCTGGTGATAGTTTAACCCTTAATGGTTCATTACAAGGTAATGGTAACTCTAACTTTCCTACTTCAGCAACAGCCAAAACTATGCCAGCTGGCGAGAATTCAACTAAAATTGCTACAACAGCTTATGTAGACAGAGAGACTGGCTCGTTAGGAACAATAGCTAAACAAGATGCTAATGCAGTTGCTATCACTGGTGGTACTATTGCTGGTGCAACAAAAACTGGACAAGGTAACAGTGTCTTTATGAGAGAAATAGGTACTAATGCCGTTGGCAAGAAAACAGTGTCTAGCTTATCACCAAGTGGTGGGGTTTCCGGTGATGTGTGGTATAAAGTATAAATGGCTGGAATATATGTAAATGACAATGGCGCATGGAAGCTTCCTAAATCTATATGGGTTAATGATGGCACATCAACGACTGGTGCAACAGGCTGGCGTGTGTGCCAAAATGTCTATGTAAATAGAAACGGTGCTTGGCAAGAGATGATTAGGTCTGTTACGTTATCATCTAGTCAAAGCAACTTTAACCTATGGAATTACGTAGGTAGTCCAACAGCACCTTTATCATTGATATTTAATATATCTTCTGGTGTTGAGATAACTAGCTCTTCTAGCGATAACCTATCAAAAAGTATATATAGAACAACTGCCTTTACAGTAGGTAATTTCCCATCTGGCTCATCTGTTATTATTAACAATAATGGGTATATTTCAGGTGGTGGTGGTTTTGGTGGTAGAGGAGCTGACTATGTAAATGGAAGAAACTTTGACCCAGCATCAAATGGCTATCCTGGTGGGGTAGGTATTTCAAAGTCTAACTATAAGTCAAATAATCAGTTTGAAACTCCTAATAATTATGACTGCACTATAGTCAACACAGGCACTATTGCTGGTGGTGGCGGTGGTGGTGGCGGTGGTCAAGGGTATATGACTCCAAGTAGTCAGTGGAACCCTGGTAGATGGGTTGCTGGAAATATTGGTGGACAAGGAGCTGGTATTACAGGTGGTTCAAGAACACAAGGTGGGTCACCAATGACAACTCCTGCTGTAGGTGTTCCTAGTGTACCTAATACAGTATCAGGCGGTTTTGGTGGTGCTTTAGGTGAGCCTGGGCTAGTTAACAAAGCTCCTGGTGTTAATCAAAGAACTGGCGGAGCTGGTGGTAGAGCTATTGCTATAGCTGGTATAGATTTAGCAGTCTCAGGGACAATTATAGGAGTGGTAGGTTAATGACAGTTAAAAGAATAGCAATGGGTGAATGGGCGCCAGATCTTCCTAGCTCAACAGGAACAGAGAATAACAACTTAGCTGATGCTAAAAATGTTTTTCCTAACAATGTAGGCTACAGTCCTTTCCCAACAACAGTAACCACATCTCCAAATGCAGATCAAGAATTAACATCTGTATATGCTGGTAAAGATGGGCCTTTAGTACAGATATTTGCTGGCTCTAACGAAAGATTATATATTGCATATAGTAAAGGTACTGATGTAAAAAGAAGAGCTATTGATTACTCTGGTGATATTGTTGTAGAGAATGTAAGCAGAGCTAGTGGCCCATATGTAGAATCAATAGAAGCATGGCACTTCGAGCAATTTGGTAAGCGTATTTTAGCCTGTAAGAATAACAACATAATTCAATCATGGGCTATGGGTGAGGACTTACTATTTAAAGACTTACCTCAAGCACCTACAGCCAAGTGCATGACAATCGTTAGAGACTTTGTTGTAGCTGGTAATATTGATGCTGGAGACAAGCCTAACTTGGTACAATGGAGTGATTTAAACAATGAAGATAATTGGACACCAGGTGCTCAATCACAAGCTGATAGTCAATATCTAGCAGATGGTGGTGCTATATTAAACATTACAGGTGGTGAAATAGGGATTATATTCTTAGAGAATGCGGTCTATCGTATGTCATATGTAGGTAGTCCTCTTTTCTTCCAGTTTGACAAAATATCAACTACTGGTTGTTTTGAAGGTAAGAGCTGTATTGAAGACAATGGAACAAGCTATTACTTATCTAATGATGGTTTTTACATGACTGATGGTAATACAGTACAACCAATAGGCTCAAATAAGGTTGATGAATGGTTCTTAGCTAACGCTAATTTGGGTGAATTACCAACTATGTCAACTACAGTGCATCCAATTTACAAATTAGTTATTTGGAACTTTGAAGACAACTTTGGTAAAAGACAAAACTTAATTTACCACATAGAGAGTGGTAGATGGAGTCGTACTGAAACTGACGCAAGATCTGTTGGTAACGTTGCAACACAAGGAACTGACTTGGAAAAACTAGGTGTGTTATATCCTAACTTAGACAAAGATGTACCAGCACCATTAGATGACAGAGTGTTTATGGGTGGTAAATATATATTCAGTGGAACAAAAGGAAAGCAGTTAGTAAGTTTTACTGGGCCATGTATAGACCCAAGACTTGAAACATTAGATATTGAAGGTGGGTATCAATCTGTAATTACTATGGTTAGGCCAATAGTTGACAACGGACAAGCTGATATATCATTAGCTGCAAGGCAAGCATTAGACGATACAATTGAATTTGGTGCTACAGCAGAATCTTATGAGAATAGAAACAATGTAAGATCTGGTGGTAGATACCATAGAATAAGATTAGAGCCTACAGGTAACTGGACAACAGCAATTGCAATGGATGTAACAATTGCACCAACTGGACAAAGATAATGTATAGAAAGCTAAATAACAATGCAACACCAAGAGAAACCGCTGAAGTCGTTAATAGAATACTAGATGGTGGTATAAACTCAACAGGCACAATTGCATTGAACAATGGCGACACTAAATTGACAAATTTGCGTATTGGTTATGATAGTGTGATATTGCTTAGTCCAAGAACGGCTGAATTATCTAGTAGTCCTTATGTAAAAATAAAGGCTAAAGGTGAAGCAATTATTTCTTTTAGTGGCGACACTGGCGCTAAGTATGATTATGTAATTTTAGGTTAACGATTATAAGGAGCAAGGATGAATAGTAAATTACTAGTAATACCTGCACAATTTGTGCATAAGCA